CGGTGTTTACCCACCTACTACAGGTACAGTTATCATGGGGGAAAACGCAGGAGGTATAGAAACTATAGGGGTTATACCTAATATAGATATCTTAGCTTCAACTTCTTTTCAAGGTGTAGCTACGGCACGTACGGAAGTAGATCAATTAGTAAGGCGTATGCCTTTATTATTAAAAACACCTGATGGCTACGTTTCTGCATACGGTACAGAAGTTATGAAGGTATTAGCTGGTAACCAAACATATATTATAAAAACTAATGAGTTAGGTATTGAAGAAATAATAGTACAAGGTCTTGAACCAGTAAAAACAGACAGTTTAGGTCGTAAGTGGATTAGTTGGGTAAATACCCCACAAACTACTCTTAGTGAGATGGACGTTGAAAATAAATATGTTTTTATAGGAGTTACCGCTAGTGGAATAATGCCACAGGTTGCTACCCCAGTAGGGTTATTAGAACCACATAAAATACAAACCGCTTTAGCTGAGTCAATATTAGTTAAAAACTCACCATACATACCTGATTGGTCATTATCTTTAGAAGTGGCTATATTAATAACCAGTATTACATTAGTTTGGTTTTTAATAATTTTACTAGGTATAACGTGGGGCGTATCCCTAGGAGTCCTTACAGCGTCTGCTACGTCACTAGGAGGGTATTACCTAATAAGTAAAGGTTTACTAATAGACGTTACATGGAGTCTTATAAGTCAATTTATAACTGGCTCAATAGCTTTTTACCTACGTTTTAGAGAACAATACAAACTTAGGTTACTAATTAAAAAACAATTTGAACATTACCTCGATCCACGACAAGTAAAACAACTACAAAAGAATCCTGAATTATTAAAACTAGGCGGTGAAAAAAGATACTGCACGTTTTTATTTACTGATGTTAGAGGCTTCACTGCTTTATCTGAAATACTAGAACCAGAAGAAGTTACCCATATTATGAATAGAGCTTTGACTATACAGTCTAACGCAGTAAAAGAATACGGTGGTATGGTAGACAAATATATAGGAGATGCCATGATGGCTATATTTAATGCACCTATAGACCTACCAGACCATGAGAATAGAGCCATACAAACAGCGTTGAAAATACAGGAAGATATGCAAAAAGCCAATTTAGGTATAGAAATAGGTATAGGCATAAACTCTGGAGAAGCGATAATAGGTAACATGGGGAGTGATTCACGGTTTGATTATTCTGCTATAGGCGACGCTGTCAATACCGCAGCTCGTTTAGAGAGTGCCACTAAAGAAGCTGGAGTAAATTTAATAATAGGTCATAATACTAAAAAAAGTTCAAAATATAAGTTAAAATTGTTAAAGCCTTTAAAAGTTAAAGGCAAAAGACATAAACTAACGGTATACACATATGGCTAGTAAAAGATTAACAGTGCAAGATGTCGCTAAAGATTTAGCAGTTTCTAAAAAAGAAAACGCTGAACGTTGGAAAACAGCGTTTAATGAGTTTAGTGAAATCAAACAAGAAATAACTTCTATAAATAACACCATACGTATGGCAACTTTTGGCGTATTTAGTTTTATAGGTGCTTTATCTATAGCGGTTTTAACTACGGTGGTATTATGAAAAATTTATTAAAAAGTGTAGTCGGGGCGGTAGCACCTACTTTAGGGACAGCTTTAGGTGGACCTATGGGTGGTATGGCTGGTAATATGATATCTGAAGTTTTAGGTTGTGCTAATAATCCTAAAGCTATAGAGACTGCTATACAAAACGCTACACCAGAACAAATGATGGAGCTTAAAAAAGTAGAAAAAGATTTTGAGCTCAAAATGAAAGAACTTGAAGTTGACGTATTTAAACTAGAAACACAAGACAAACAACACGCTAGAGGGTTATTCAGTAAAGATTGGACCGCTCGTATTATAGGGTTAGTAACTATAGGCGGTTTTTTAGGTTATATATTCTTAGTAACTTTACAACCACCAGAGCAAAACAGTGAAGCTCTTATTAATTTAGTTTTAGGTTATTTAGGAGGATTAGCTAGTGCTATTATTTCGTTCTATTTTGGAGCGTCTCACTCAAACGATAAGGGAGAATAAAATGGAAATATCACAAGAGGGTATAAGCTTAATAAAAAAGTTTGAAGGCTGTGAGCTTGAAGCTTATAAGTGTAGTGCTGGTGTATGGACGATAGGGTACGGTAGAACTAAAGATGTAAAAGAAGGTGATACTTGTACACAAGAACAAGCTGATACATGGTTAAGTGAAGAACTACCAGTATACGGTGCTTACGTGAGTGACGCTGTTTTAGTGCCCATAAGTCAGAATGAGTTTGACTCATTAGTAGCTTGGACTTACAACTTAGGTCCAACTAACCTTAACAGTTCTACTATGCTTAAAGTTTTAAACGAAAATAAAAAAGATGAAGTTCCGCATCAAATGCGTCGTTGGAATAAAGCCAACGGTAAAGTCTTAGAAGGACTTGAACGTAGGAGACTAGCAGAGTCATTATTATTTGAGGGTAAAGAATGGCATGAGGTATAAATGCCTATAAGTAAGATCAATTTTAGACCTGGAATTATGAGAGAGGGAACCTCTTACTCTAATGAGGGCGGTTGGTTTGACGTTAATAAAGTAAGATTTAAAGCTGGGTTACCACAAAAAATAGGCGGTTGGGTAAAAGATAACCCTAATGCTTTTTTAGGCACATGTAGAGCTTTACTTAGTTGGATTGATTTAGCTGGTACTAAGTATTTAGGCTTAGGCACAACGTTTAAATACTATATTGAATTAGGTAACACGTTCAATGATATAACTCCTTTACGTAATACTACTAGTGCGGGTGATGTTACGTTTAGTGCTAGTAACGGCAGTAGTGAAATAACTGTAGCAGACACAGCTCACGGTGCAGTAAAAAATGACTTTGTTACTTTTAGCGGTGCTGCTAGTTTAGGTGGTAATGTTACTTCAGTAGTTTTAAATCAAGAATATCAAATTGATTCTATAGTAAACGCTAATAGTTATAAAATTATAGCTAAAGATACTAGCGGTACTACCGTAACAGCTAACTCCAGTGACAGCGGTAACGGAGGTAGTAGCGTAGTAGGGGCTTACCAAATAAACGTAGGTTTAGATGACTATGTTTCAAGTACAGGTTGGGGTATTGACGCTTGGGGTGCAGGTGGTTGGGGAGAGAGCGGAGTATTAAGCGTAACTAACCAATTAAGGCTGTGGACACACGACCACTTTGGTGAAGATTTATTAATTAATATACGGGGAGGCGGTATATTTTACTGGGATGAGACTAGCGGTATAAGTAACAGAGCCGTAGAACTATCAAGTATAGCCACTAGTAATCTAGCACCGACCGTCGCCCTACAAGTTCTAACCTCGGAAAAAGATAGACATATAATATTCTTAGGTTCAGACCCTATAGTAGGTAGTTCACGAACAGGTACAGTAGACCCTATGTTAGTTACTTTTGGTAGTCAAGAAAGTTTAACAGAGTTTGAACCATTACTAACTAACACAGCTGGTGATTTACGTTTATCAGAGGGCAGCACAATCATAGGCGGAGTTAAGTCTAGACAAGAGATGTTAATATGGACAGATACAGCTTTGTATAGTATGCAGTTTATAGGTCCACCGTTTACTTTTGGTTTAAACTTAATTAATAACGCTAGTGGTATGATATCACCTAAAGGAGCAGTAGTAGCACCTAACGGTGTTTTTTGGATGGGGTATGATAATTTTTACGTTTATACAGGTAGTGTGCAAAAACTACCGTGTACCGTTTTAAGTTATGTTTTTGATGACTTAAACTCAAGCCAAGCGTTTAAGTTTTTTGCTTTTACTAATACACAGTTTGATGAAGTAGGTTGGTTTTATTGCTCAGCTAACAGCAGAGAGATTGATCGTTACGTGGTATTTGATTACGCAGACTCAGTTTGGACTTACGGTCAAATATCAAGAACAGCATGGGAAGACCAAGGCACTCAAAACTATCCTAGAGCCGTAGGTGATAATTATTTATACAGACATGAGTTCGGTTACAATGATGACGGTAACCCCATGACGGATGTGTTTATAGAAAGCAGTGATTTTGATTTAGCTGACGGTGATACGTTTTCTTTTATAAAAAGAATAATACCAGATATACGGTTTTTAAATAACAGCGAAGGCGGGCAAGTTAACATAGTTTTAAAAACTAGAAATTTTCCAGGTGAGTCTTTAACAAGTTCAAGCACTAACGTAGTGAGCAGTTCTACACCACAGTCACACGTTAGAGCTAGAGGTAGACAAGCCGTGGTACGTTTAGAATCAGATGATGATGATACTAACGCAAATGATGATGTGGGGTGGAGACTAGGTTTACTCAGAATGGACATACAGAGTGACGGTAGAAGATGAGTAGACTTTTAGCAACTAATTTACCACTAGAGATGGGCGAGAGTGTAACTCCGCTAACTTATAATAAATTAGTGAGAATACTAGAACTTAATCTAGGTCAGTTTAACCCTGATGATATCAGGCAAATAGATGGAGAAACATTAAATAAGGTTAATTTTAATGCGGGTAGTATCATATGGAACACGACTATAGAGTCTTTACAAGTCTATACAGGTAATAAATGGGTGAGTATTAGCACGCCTAATAACCCTTTAGGCTTTGAACTCACAGGCTCAGTAGGTAAAGTGACTATAGTCAATAAAGGAGATACTACTATAAAAATTTAAAATTTGCCTTTATAATAGATTTTATGGGCTTTTTGAAGAAGATAGGTAAATTCCTAAAAAAGAATACTAGAGATATAGCTACGGTCATAGGTTTTGCTTTAGGTGGTCCTGCAGGAGCAGCACTGGGTCAAGGTTTAGGCTCATTAGCTGAAGGCAGAGACTTTAAAAAGAGTGTTGGTAGTTCGTTAAAAGTTTTTGGTGGAACTACAGCATTAGCTGGAGCAGGTATCACTGGAGGTAATCCCGCTGGTTCACTTTTTGGTAACACAGGTAGAATACAAATAGGTGCACCTATGGGTGCTGAACAACTGTCGGGTGGTATAAAAGGTGTTTTTCAAGGCTTAGGCTCTGATGCACGTAACTTAATAAGCGGTAGTGTACCTGAAAATCTTTTAAGTAAAGGAGCGTTTGAAAACTTAAACATGTTTGAAAAAGCAGCACTAGCTAGTGGAGTAGGTGCGTTAGGGGGTATGGATCAACAAAACTTACCTAATTTTGACACCAGTATGTTTACTAGTAATTTAGGTGCTGGCGGTCCAGGTCCTATAAACCCTTATACAGGTATGCAGTACGATACAGGTAGTTTCGGTAACGTTGACCCAGTACTAGTACAGAACGCAGCAGCAGGTGACCCACTGTCACAGATCATACTAGATGAACTACGTAAAAAACAAATACAAATGGCTGCATTACCACAGTTTGATACAGTAGCTTTATCAAAAGATGGCGGAGAAATAAAAAGATTAGCAGACGGAGGAGCACTGCCTGAAGTAGATTTAAGGGAACATGGTGGAGAAACTAGTGACCCCGACGGTTCTGGTGATGTAGATACTATACCAGCATTATTAGCAGACGGTGAGTTCGTAATGACTAAACAAGCGGTAAAAGGCATAGGAGACGGTAATCATAGTAAAGGTATAAGCACGTTATACGCTATGATGAATAAAAATGAGGAGAAAGCTCAAAACATGGGCTTAGGTAGAGCATAATGAGTAACGGCACTGATATAGATAATCAACAAACCTTTGGGCAAATCACAGCCCCACCTAATTTCATAACGCAATTTTATCAAGGAGGACTGCCTGGAGTTCCTGGACTGGTGCCTATGGCTAATCAGTTTTTCCTTAACCAACTTTATAGTATGGCTGAAGGTAAAACGCCTTTTGATTATGGTTCACGTATAGCTGGGTTTACACCAGCAGAACAAGCAGCAATGGGCATGACCTTTGATAACTTAGGTAGTTACGCACCTTTTTACGGTGCAGCTCAAGATATATACGGTCAAAGTTACGCTGATTTATTACGTACTGGTGCTTTAGGCGAAGGTATGATAGGCACGGGTGCTGATAAATTTAGTCAGTTTACTGATATAGCTACAGGTCTATATGGCATGGCTCCTGGAGCAGCTGAATCAGGAACAGCAGCAGGAGTAGGTGCGGTAACTAGTGGTATGGAAGGTAGTTTAGCTGGGCTAGGAGCGTTTGACCCAGCGAATATAGATGCCTTTATGAACCCGTTTGAAGACCAAGTTGTACAAAAAGCGTTACAAGATTTAGAAGAACAAGGAGCACAAACAGAAGCACAAGCTCAAGCACAAGCTTTAGCCTCAGGTGCATTTGGCGGTAGTAGAGCTAGACTAGGTTCAGCAGAAAGAGAAGAGGCTCTAAGAGAGGCACAAACTTCAACCGCTGGCAGACTACGTCAAAGCGGGTTTGATAGAGCCATGCAGCAAGCCATAGCAACAGATGAGGCAGCTAAACGTAGAGCATTACAACAAGCAGGACTCATGGACAGATTCGGTAGAAGTTTAGCAGGTTTTGGCACTAACTTAGCTGGTGTATACGGTAACGTAGCTGGTGGGTTAGGTGGATTAGGTGCTAACTACGGTCAGATAATGGGCGGGTTAGGTACTGACTTAGCTGGTATAGGTCAAAGAGGAGCTCAAATAGGATCAGGGTTAGGTAGTAATTTCGCTAACTTAGGCTCTAACCTTTACGGACTACAAGGTCAAGATGCAGCTAGATTAATGGGCATAGGTCAAATGCAACGTGGTATGGATCAAGCTAGATTAAATGAAGCTTACTCAGACTTCGTTGGTAAGTATAACATGCCTATGAATATGTTAGGCAACTACGCTAACCTCATGGGCGGTATAGCACCTTACGCAGGTACTTACACTAGAGGTTATTCCTCTCCAGGTGATGTAGGAGGCGGAGGCTTTTTAAGTAACTTAGGTGACTTATCACAGTTCTATGGTATGTTTAACTCAGGTCAACAAGCGTAAACGTGTCTACTAAAAATATTACAGATAATGTTTTTAGACCTAGTGAGGATAACCCTCAATATTCAGATAATGTTTTTAGACTTAGTGAGGATAACCCTCAGTATGAATTATTTAAAGGTA